ATTATTATGCGTGGCAGGCGAAAGTCAACTCGCCAATCGTAGGCTTCGGTAGCTTGCAAGCATCTATCTCTTTAGGGTAGATGCCGTTGATAGAGTATGAAATATTTTTTATTTAGTCAAGGGAAATATTAAGTTCTCAAGTTACTTTTTTCTGAAGTAAACCCGTTGGACCAAGTTGCCTGCCATGGATATGGCGCATTTCCGCTTCCAGTCGATAAAGTTCCATATGTGGAATTATTATACTCCCAATTTGTCAAGTTCCAAAATAGGGTTTCATCTCCATATATGTAGGCTGGTCTGCCATTTGTCAGCGAGGTTGGATTTAAAATCCTCCAAGACTGTCCGCCAACTGGCAATCCATCAATATACCATCCGTCAATTTTTACAGCAGCTTGATCGTCAGCTAGGGTATTTAGTGGGTCGGCTGGGTTATAATCTGGTAAATTTGTGATTAATGCCCAGCATCCATAAAAATCTGGATTATATGGGTGAGAGCCAGGTGCGCAGGTCGGATTCACATACAAATACAACGCTCGGGAATTTATATTTGTTTCAAAATTTCTGCCAAGTGATACGACAGCATCATTAAGATTGTATTGAGTGCCGTCAAATTCACCTCTAAAATTATAATTTACAATTTCTTCTATCGGGCTATATGGAGAAACTTTGAGTTTTCCATTGACCTTAAGCTTTCCATTGACTTTTAGAATGTAATTTTCTGTCGGCATAATATATTATACACTACTTTTAATTTTTTAAGCGCTTGTACTATGCGCTGTTATTCATAAGTTTTTAATTCTATTCTGCCACCATCGTCAATTATTGCATAGGTAATTGGCAAATCGCACTGAGAACCCAAATTGACGCATTCTATTCCACCAACATGATATTGCTTGGGTACATGAGTGTGACCAAAGCAAACAGCATCATATTTATGATTGTAGCAATGCTCAGCAATTCGAACGGTTAAGTCGTGCGCCGCGCCGTGCCAGGTTTTAATCTTGGTTTTAAGCTTTCTTGTAAGTTTTTGTTTCTTGTCTAACTTTTGCAGAAGATAGTATACACCAGAAGCAAGTTCAGTTAGAAATGGTCTGGCGGTAATAAAAAAATCAAACTTGTCTCCGTGAGTGAAAAGAATTTTTTTTCTATTAATTTCCTGAATGTATTCGTCCACAAATTCAAAGCCTAGGAGAGCCGAAATTGTCTCTAAATCCTTATCGTGATTACCTTTAATAAAAATACATTTTTTATTTTTTGAAATTTTTCTTAAAGCCGAAAGAACTTTCCATTGTGTTTTGCAAAGTCTGTGAATATTGTAACTATCTAACAAGTCTCCGCATATTATTAGAGTATCGTATTTTTCGTTTTCTAATAGATGTAGAGTCAAACTTGCTTGACAGATTGGGCTACCTAAATGTAGATCAGATAGTGCTAAAATCATATTGATTACATAGTGCTATATTTTTTTGGAAAATGCAAGAAAAAAATGTATTTTAATATAAATATTTCTGGTCGCGGTATTACCAGTACCCACCAGATCTAAACTTCAAACTATTAACTATGAAAGCTCAGCAAACAAATATTTATCATATTGTATACAAAACAACAAACCTTGTAAATAAAAAAATTTATATAGGTGTTCATTCTACCACAAATTTATTAGATGATTATATAGGCTCAGGTAGGCTTCTTAAAAAAGCAATTAAAAAATACGGAAAAGAATACTTTAAACGAGAAATTCTTTTTCAATTTTTAACTTTAAAAGAATGTTATCAAAAAGAAGCTGAATTGGTGACTGAAGATTTTGTTAAAGACGAAAATACTTATAATGTTTGTGTAGGAGGAAGAGGTGGAAGAAATGGGATGGTTACTGCTAGGGATGTTGAGGGAAATGTTTTTAATGTATTTCAAGGAGATGAAAGATTGAAGAGTGGCGAGTTGTTTGGTACAAGCAAAAACAAAGTCATGATAAAAACTGAATCAGGTAAGATAATACAAGTGGATAAAAATGATGAAAGAATAAAAAGCGATAGATCTAATATTTTTTCTACTGCAAAAAATAAAGTTCCAGTGAAAGATTCTGAAGGAAATACTTTCCAAGTAGAAAAAAACGATGAAAGATTGCTTTCCGGTGAATTATATCACGTCACAAAAGGGACTATTTCAGTAAGAGATAAATATGGTAAACATTTTAGAGTCAATCCCAACGATGACCGATTAAAAACAGGAGAACTAATAACACACACAACAGGATTTGTTTCTGTAAAAGATTCAAATGGAAATAGTTTTCAAGTTCATAAAGATGATCCTAGATTAAAAACAGGCGAATTGGTAGGTGTAGTAAAAGGAACTGTTATGGTTAAAGACGGAGAAGGAAATGTTTTTAGAGTTTCCAAAGATGATTCCAGATATATAAACGGTGAATTAACATCGATTATGAGAGGAAGAGTAATGGTAAAAGACACGCATGGAAATAATTTATGCTGTTCTGAAAACGACCCTAGATATATAAGTGGAGAACTAACAAGCATTAATGCAAACAGAATTAGAATTACCGATGGAGTTGCTAATAAAACTATTGAATCTCATAAACAAATACCAGAAGGCTTTTGGAAGGGAACTACTTTATGCAAAAAAATTTGTATCACCAACGGAATTATAAATAAACGCATTGACATTTCAAAGGAAATTCCAGAGGGATTTAGAATAGGAAGAGCATTCACTAGAAAATTTAATATTACCAATGGAATTATTACTAAACTTGTTAGTAGTCTAAATGATATACCAGAAGGTTTTAAAAGGGGAAGAACGTTATCTAAAAAATTTAATATTACTGATGGCGTTATTACTAAATTAATTAGTAATCTAGATGATATTCCGGAAGGTTTTAGAAGAGGAAGAACGTTATCGCCAAGAAAAAAATAATTATTTCTGAGTATTTTAAATTTTCCAAGTCATCGAGCTGCGACAGTCTCTGCAAGTTTCACAAATATTTGGATCACTTTCATAATCATCATATTGAAACAATTGCACAACATCTTGAAAGGATATAGAATATTCTTTAATACCTTCTTTTACCTTAACAAAAAGATAATCTAATATTTCTTCTTGTTTTTCTAAAGATATCTCAGAAAGGGGCTGATCATTTACATAAAAATTAAATGCGGTACAGCCGGTTACTTCTTCAAATTTATATTTAGTTTTTTCCATGATATTTAATAATTTCCTGTTCAACGATCAATTCTAGTTCTTTCATGTCTAATGATTCTTGCTTGTCAATATAGTATCTAAAAGTCAGCATTGTTATTAGAACAAAAAGAAATACCAGAAATGTGGATATTTTAATTTTTAAGTTATCCATTGAATTCTTCGTATTCTTTTGCTCCCTCGGCGGCTTCTTTATAAAGCATTGGTCCAATTAAAACCAAGGGATCTTCTTTTGCTAGTGCATAAACATGTAAAACCGTTCCATAAAGTTTTCTAGCTAATTTTTTTAGTTCATCATTTTGAACAAGAACTTCTGTTAATTTTATACGTAGCTCTACTGCGTTATTGTGTTCTTCTGTCCCATCTTCTCCAATTATTCTAAGTTGTTCTTCTAGCTTTTGATTAAGAATTCCAACTGGTTCGCAAGCATAACAACAACCCTGAAATCCTTCTAAGATATTTTCTTTTTGTTTTTTAAGAAGTAATCTACCATATCTTTCAATAGCTTCAACCGTATAAGAATCCAATTTTTCTAAACACCCATCCGCAGAAAGACCACTTTCATAGAAAGCGTATTCTTCAAGTTGTTCTTTATCCATACTTCCAATATTAATATATTTTGCAACTATGTCAATATCATTCTTCCCAAGACCAATTTTTATAATCCCAATGTCTGGAATCATAAATTCTCAGACCTGCTTCAAATCCCAAAAAATTTAAATTTAAATTCAAGCCGCCATGGTCTTTTGCAATTGGACAAAAATCTAACTCAAATTGAAAAATGCTGTATCCTGAGTAACACGTTTCAAATTCTACATTTTTGTATTTGGAAAGTTGTTTGTAAAAGGAAAAATACTTTTTAAATTTTTTTCTTGGTTTGCAAAAGTTTCTTATTGAAAAATTAAAATACATAAATTACTCTTAACTAGTTTGAATTACAATTCTTTGTGTTTTTTCTGAAGAATTATAATCATTGGGATGATTTATCCTCCATTCTATTACATCTTTGGTTTTTTCAAAGATCTCAAAAGCTTTTCTGATATTCATATTTTCTTGCGGATCTGTTAAAATCAATCTTTCTATATAATTTTTAAATTGAATTTTTACTTTTCCTTCTACTAATAAGGATATAAATATAGGATACATATTGGGACTGTGTAATCCTAGCATCAAAACATATTCTTCAACTTTGCTTATAAAGCTTTCGGCATGTTTTGTCGAAAATCTTGATGACTGCTGTATTCCAAGCTCTATACATTGTTTTTCGCTAATTATTTCAATGTCAGGTATTTTAAAGTTAATGTTCATGTCTCTCTACCTTGACTTTCATAATTTTGATTTATAAGTTTTGCCCACTGTTCTTTTGTTATTATTTTACCATCTAAAACAGAAAATACAAATGAGGAATTTTCTTTAAAATTTCCTTTAATCATTAGTGCTTGTTCTTTTCTGGTTTCCACTTTTCTGATATCATGCACTACTTCTAGAACATGATCAATATATTTTTTTGATTTTTCCCCCGCTTCACAAATTTTTTCCAATTCTTCTTTTAATTGAAGAGCGATTTCATAATCAAATTCGGTTTCGATTATTTCATAAAATTCTTCATGAGAAGGCATTTCTTTTTCTATGTAGAAATCAATTAAATTTTTGGTAGAACTGAGTTGTGATTTAACTCGGTGACAAAGTAAATACCATAAAGTTTTCAGCTTAATTCTATTTTGCCCGTTATTGTAAGAAATTACGATACCCTCTTCGCCTTTCCAATGCTTTATAGTTTCCGAGATCTTAGAAAGATCATTGGTATCTAAGAAATTATAAGTTTGCGGCACAGGAATTGATCCAATCTTTCTCCATATTTCTAATAAATCAGGAGATGAAACAACGCTCATATCGTTCTTATCAATTGCTCCTAAAAGATAAAATTCTACTTTTCCTGGTCTGATAACAATTACATTGTTTGGACTTATAATTTCAAACAACAGGGTTATGTTATTATTTTCTTTTAAAAACTCTACTACTTCTGGATATTGTTGAGGAAGCAGTTCGAAATCTTCTGCATTTTTTTGAGTCGCATAGCTTACGGTTCCCCGCGTTCTCATGGAAAATTGTTCATTTACATAATCGCAAATTACCAAAGATCCATCTTTTTTCTCTTCGCACTTCCAGTCGCTGTAGTATTCTGGATTTGGATAGCAATCAGGCTTCTCTCCATAATTGAAGAACTTAGGCCAACTTCCTGAAAGAACATTGCTTTCCTTATCAAGGATTAAGGAGCGATAAAATAAATTATTTTTATTCCATTTTGCATCTGCTTCTGGAGTTATTAAGTAGCAGTCCAATCCACAAAATTTGCTCTCAACTATATTGAATCCTTCTTCTATCGGAAGACTAACTTTCATGAATCAAATGTAATATTTTTTAAAAAGCCCGTCAAGAAAATAAAAAGCCGCAAAAATGATCATAATAAAAATTAATTTTTATTTATTAGATTTTTTATGGTTTCTCCATTTGCTTCTGTGTTTTATTACCCAGTCAACGAGGGCGGCGCTGTAGCCAATATCATAACCCCTTTTTTCGCTCTCCAGCCATTTGTGTCTTAATACTTCTTCTCTTTCTTCTAGAAATTCATTATAGATAGAAGAATTGATATAAAAATCTTGAGTTGTTGATAGAGTATTCATTATCGCGCTTATCACTGCAAGAACTCCGCAAAAATAACATCTCTATCTTCGTATCTAACTTTAACTGCTTCTTTTGCAATTCCCATTGGATCATATTTAAAAGCCCGAATTTTATAGCTTCCCCAAAAATCGTATGTCCACATTTGATTTTTTCCAATCGGGTACATGTAAACTACTATCGCGTGACCTTTTTTAATATTTGTTTTTTTATCGATCCA